ACAAATGGATATGAAGCCAAAGGCTTGAACAATGCCAACCATAGTTTAAACAAACTTTATATTGCTTTAGAAACGGCAACCTACATCTGAAGTATATCAGAATTGTGAATTCCAATTTATCGAATAGAAAAGCGAGGCCACTGGCTTCGCTTTTTTTAGTGATTGCGTCCAAAGTCTTTCGACAAAGCGGAGCATAGTATGCCAGTGAACGCCTTTCCGATGTTCGTTTCATAAAACTCTTTGATATTCATGACCGAAGCGTAATACTTTCGGCTGAACCACTTGCGGCGTTGCCGCACTTTGGCTCTGCCGATGTCGCCGCTGTTGCCACGGGGCGTTTCACGCCCAGTGCCGTAGTCCTGCCACAAGCCGTATTCAAGAAAGGCTTGCGACAGCGAGACCTCGAAAAACCTGCCGTCGGCACGCATGGCAATGCCTTTGGGCGAAGCCAGCAGTGCCCCGGTATCAATGACATCCAACAATGTGATTTGCTCCTGCCAGATCTTTACCATTGTGTCATTGAAAGCGGTGACGAACTTCTCACGCTCTTTCTGCGCCTGTTGCTCGGTGATGTGGCTATTCCCATTCATCAGGATTCAGTCTTAGGTCGGTGAACACATCAACGGCAACTTGGAAAAAGGCGCAAGCGCACCCACTAAAGAAGTATCGGTCAATCTCGTTGAACGAAATTCGTGGGTCGAGATAGATGCAGTGGTTTTCGAGCTTGGTTTTCTCCAGTATTAGCTTCGACATGAACTGACGGAACACCTCTCGCATGATGTCCATGCAGGTGTTGCGTGCTCTCATATCGTCAATCTTGTGTCGCATGGCGAAAAACACGGTCTTCACTCGCCTTGTGCGAGGCGTGTTGTCAAGCTCGGTGTAACCGTTGGCGATGTCGCTCACGCACACAAGAGCGGTGGAGTGCTGCATGTTCTCCAACGCTTCCTCGAAGCCGTCCAATCCGCTGACACGGCAGAAGGTGAAGCCTTCACGTTTTGCCAGGCGGTTGGTTGCGGTGAGGTGTTCAAAATACTCTGTGGCATCCCAGATGCCCTGCGGATAGTCGTTCATTTCGATGGGTATTTGCGGTTGATGTCTTCATACTCTTTGGCTTGACAGTCGAGTTCCGTGAGGGCTCGCCAAGTGTCAAGCGAAAGGACTTCTTTCTCTTTGGTGATGTCGCCTTTCGTCAAGGCTCGTATTTGGGCGTTGACGGCGTTCTGCAAAATTTCGTACTGCGATTGTTCCTGTTCAAACATATTCCCATTGTCAACGCTGGCGTTGTCAATGGGCTGGAAGAAGTGTTTGAACACGCGAGCGAGGAAGCCTTTGAGCGAGGCAAACCAGTAGAACACACTGACACGTTCCGTGGCGGTGAGCTTGATTTTGCTTGTGTCGTAGAGGTGTGCTGCCATCTCATCGAGCAGGTTGTCCTGCTTGGTGGCGAGATAGCCTTGATAGAGGTTGTCGCAGATGATGAATGTTTCAAATGGCACGCCCTCAAAATCTGCTTTTACGGCACGGTGTTTGCCAATACGCGAGATGCGTACCGGCATTGACGGCACGTTTTCAAGCCAGTCGAGCGCATGGGTGGCTTGCTCCACCTGCTCGGCAGTGAGGATAAATTTCTGCTTGCCATGCTTGCAGAACCAGTCGTTACCGTATTTGTGTAGGATTTTTAGATTAGACCAATTAAACAAGCAATAGGCTTTCAACTTGGCTGAAGACATACCATACGCTATCATACCGTAAACAGAGCGTAGCTGTTTATCTGTTAAATCTTCCCATCCGGTGGGAAGTTTCAAGTCAACTGTTATATTGACATTGATTTTAGAATTAGAAAAAGTAACCATGATTTTGTTTTTTGTTTTCAAAAATGGGTGGCTCAAAGAGTTTGTATGTTCGCGAACTGCGGAACTCGGGGAACTGCTCATCATGCTTTCGCATGAAGTCCACGATGTCGCGGAGCGACTGAATGGGCGTAGGCTCACCACGCAACATTCTCACGATGATGGAGCGCAACTGCTGCAATACCGAAGTGTGTTGCGAAGTTTGAAGCGAGAACTCAAAGTCCATGCAGAACACCTCGTTGCGAAACACGGCGAGTTGTTCGGGCGACACATAGTCATTGGCGATTTCCGTTTCAATGGTAATCGCATTGGAGCGCAAGCCCAGATAGTTCGCCCACCGATGTTCGGTGAAGCCGCAGAGGTTGGCGAGGTCGATATTGGGGAACAGCGTGGCGGTGAACCAATGTCGCGTGGGGCTGTCGTACCACTCCGTTTCACGGAACAGGTACATTATCAGCTGCTCAATGGCATTGTCGCGGCTCGTTTCGAGCGAGGCGATAAGGCGCGAGACTCGCTCACGGCTTGCTGGTGCCACGTTCTGATTGCTCACTATGCCGAAGCCGTTGGGCGTAAGCACAAGGTCGAGGCTCGGAACGGCACGCAGCATCGCCTCATGCGCCACTACGCATGTCGCGGTCAGGCGCACCGGCTCGTTCTCGCCCATAGCGAGCAAGGACGGCTCGAATGTGTTGCCGATGAACTGTTGGAACAGCCACCGCTCGGCGGTCTCCAGCCACGGCAGCACCTTGTCGAACAAGGGCGTTTCGCCCTGCGCCGTGGCGAACACATTGGGCATATACCTGCGCAGTTGCGTGTCAGTCGTTATCAGTCTTGTTGCCATTGTCGTTGGGATTGAGGGTTACACTTTTAGCGTCCTGATGCTCGGAGAGCAGCGTGAGCTGGATGAACGGAACATCGACTTTGCATCCGCTCCACTGGTTGAAGCGGATGATCATCTGGTGGACGGTGAACAAAAGGTCGTGATACGGCTTTTGCAAGGCTTGGGCGATCGTGTAAAGCTCACGTTTGTCCGAGCCGCTGTTGTTGGACTGCGACTTGCCGGGCACCGACCCGACAAGGTTGCTGTGCACGCGCATAGTGAAGCAGAACATGTTCACCGCCTCCTGTATGTCGGTGGACCAGTCGCCGCCCTCCTTGTTGTCGGAGTCAATCTTGTTGATGACGACCTCGTGCTGCACCTCGCCTGTGGGCGCGACATAGAATGTCGAGAACCACACCTTGCCAGCGTTCTCAACGCCGGTGAGGAAGTCGAGGATCTGCTGTTTCTCACGGACGATGCGTTTCTGCTGCTCGCGTCGGTCGGTGATGCCCTCGCTCTTGAAGATGGAATCCCAATATTTGTTGGAGATTTCAATCTGGTACTTGATGGGGGCGTTGTTCTTGAGCTTAGCCTCTTTCGCCATGCCGATGAGCTGCTTGATGTTGTACCACTTGCCGCGGAACAGCGAGCCGTAGTAAGGAATGGGGTAATAAGTGCTGTCGGGTGTGGGTACACGTGTCAGCACTGCGAACTTGCGCGACTTGGTGCGTATGCGCTGCTTGCCGTCGTCGCCGGCGATCCTGCCCATGCGGATTGCGAGGTCGCGCCACGGCGAGTTAATGTCGAGCAGTTCGATGACCTCAATTTCCTTACGGCTGCTGATGGCGCTTCGCCAGTTGGCGTACAAGACTTGCCTGATTGCGCCGTCTTTGTCCGCAGGTGAAAGTCGGCAGTAGCAAGCCTCCTTGCGTAGCAAGCGCACAATCTTGGAGCCGTCAGCGTTGAGGATGATGACCGACACGCAGAAGGCGAAGTGCTTGAAGTCCTGGCAGACACCGAGGAAATAGGAAGGCAAGGCGTTGTCGAGCAGGAAGTCCTCGACCTGCTGCTTGACCGCCGGGCCGCACTCGTCGGTGTTGTATTCCAGTCCGCTGCCGTAGCACACTTCGGCATTGAACATCTGGCAGGTCGAAAGCGTCTCGTCGCTCTCTATGAGTTCAAGGATGTTGTAGGGCAAGGCGTTGTCGCCGCCCCACGGCACATAGGAAAGCGTGTCATCTACGATGACCGGCACGATGTCCGTGTCTTCCTTGAACACCTTGCCTGAATCCACTTGAAACGCCGCCGAAGCGTTCAAGTTGGGGATGGTTTCTACACTATTAAAATTTAACTCCATAATTCTGCGATTTTAACACCGCAAAATTATGGAGTTATGAGGTCAGCCTAAAAGACAAGACTTAGATGTCTTTCCACTCGTATATTTTGTCTCTATCCTCGTTGCAGATTATATGGGCAGTACGTTTTTCTTTTGAACCGTCCCGGGCAATGACGTTATAGACCACATTTGTTGAGAACCGAATATCACCATTCTCTTTGTAATAGTCGTTGCCGTAATTGCTAACAAACTCAACCGACTCACCATTGGTGAGCGTTGAAGTCACATGGTTTACAACAACTTCTTGGAGGTTCTGTTTCTCCACATTGCCATGACCGGGCAAGTGAAGATGCCCACTTGTTGCGTAACAAACAGTGAGGAACAAAGCAATGCAAACTGCAATAATAGAAACTTTCTTCATGTCTTGAAATTATTTTGTTATACTTCTTGTTTTGTCATTAGACGCAACAAGAGGTATAAAAAGTTGCAAATGGCAGCAATTTCTTTATAAAAAAATTTCAAGATTATTGACAGAGAAAATGCAGCAAATTCGGGCCAATCTTATTTGCCCAGAATTTAGCAGCTTGAAGCGCTGTGTCCCTTTATAAAAGTCATAGCGCAGCGGTATGCAATTTCGCCATTCCTGGATTTCACCGCTTTTCGTCCACAACTTGATGTCGACGGGGTCACCTGCCTTTAGCATCTTGCGCAGGGTGCTTATGTGAATGGATTGTGCCATATCAGTTATAGGTGGGGTTGAAAGGAGCGGTGAATATTCTGTCGTGGTCGACCGAGAGGTAATCAGTAGGAAGATAGGTGCGCCTGTCTTGGTACTGGTAGGTGAACTTAACGGTGTTGAGCTCACCGTCCTCGTCGTGGATTTCGCAGGTGAAGTCGGTGATGAGGACAATCGGCATGTACTGCGGATTGTAGTTCCCGAAATCATCCTCCGAGAAGTCAGTGCGCCTGGTCGCCATGCGCACATCGTGGGAGTAGAACAGCTGCTCAATCCACCGGGCTTGCTCCATGGTAAGCCCAGCGGTCTCGACCTCGTACTGCTTCTCGTTCTGCTGGTTGTAGAACGTCGAAAGCCGATGGGTGACGGCGATTGAGCGGTCAGACTTCGCCTTGTGCGTGGTGACTGCTTGCAGGTCGCAACGCTCATAGACGTTGAAGGCATTGCGGAAATAGAGCGAGAGCGGCGGCTCGTGATCCTGCACATAGAATGTGAAGGCACGTTGCCCGGCATGGACGCTGTAAGCGTGCAGGGTGATAGCCTCGCGCGGTCTGCCGTCGGCAGGACTTTCCACAATGCCGATGAGCATTTCACAGGTCAGTTCCACTGACTTGATGCGGTCGTGGTTATACAGACCGCAGTTCTCCCTCATCTGGTAGATGCGCGGCTCGCCGCCATAGACACTTGCCACCACTTGGTAGGTGATGTATTCCTGGGCGTTAGCCTCGATGAAGAAATGCAGGAACTCCGTAGCCTTTGGCGAAGTGAGCTTTGCCGCCATAGTGGTGAGGAAGTTGTTCCGCAAAAACTCCTCGATGTCGCCAGTGAAGTGCTGTTCGAGATAAAGCACTTGGAACGTAGCGAGGATTTGTTGCGTTCCGTTCGTGACGGATCGCAACTGGAACTCATCGAGCGAGGTGTTGCGGTCGCGCAGGTAATACTCGATTACCGAGCGCAGGTCGTGTATCTTCACACTCCGTCCGTATGGGAAATGCAGTGCCGAGAAAATGGTGTGGTCTCGACAGTCGAGACACATCTCGACTTCGTTGTCATCACTTGTGGTGATCACGATGTCGGGAATTTGCGAGGAAAACATCAAGCTCCCCAGTTCTGTTTGTAGGGTTACTGCCATATTCGTTGCCGTTTGGTTTTGTTGTGGCAAAGTTACTCTCATTAGTTCCACCGCTAAAAGACAACAAAAGCCACCTTGTTAGGGTGGCTTCTGCTCGGTGGGCGGTGCGATTTATCGCTCTCCTTTCTTTGCTCGCGCAACAATCTCCGAAAAGGCATTGAGTTCGAGAATTAACAGCCTGGCATATTCCTCGCATTGCAGGGCAAACTCGCCCATTTTTGCGCCCACAGGGCGGTACTTTGCCATTACGCTCTCGGCTTCGGCTAAATGTCCGTGCAATTTGTCTAAATCGCTTGATGTCATTTGTTCAAAAATCAT